TTTACATAGTTAGCAGTAGCTAAGTTACCTAAGTTAGCATTTAGTGATGTTAAGTTACCACTGAAGTTAGCAATATTACCATTGATAGTATCTGATACATTAGCATTACCTGTGATACTTAGTGTATTAGAAGTATCATCAAATACGAAATTATTGCTACCTGTTAAGGTATTACTTGCATTAGCATAAACAATTTGTGTATTTGCTAAGTTTGTGTCTTTGATGTTAGCAGCAGTTAGTGTGTTAACAATGTTAGCATTAGCACCAACATACAAGTTGCTTTGAACGTTTGCAAAGTTAGCATAAACATAACCAGCACCACCGCCTGCATTAGCATAGATATTACCATTTGCACTTACATTATTTGTAGCAAAGAAGTTATTTGCACCAAAGTCATTACTTACTGCAATACTGGTACTATTTGCTGAAATATTTTGTGTACCAATGTAGATAGTTGTACCTGACAAGTACAAATTATTCCACATGTTTGTAGCATTACCTAATGAATATGTATTAGATGCATTAGGGATTAGATTACCAGTAACTGTACCAGTGATACCTAAATTACTAGTTTGTAAATTGCTTGATACATTTACATAATTAGCAGTAGCAAGATTACCTAAATTAGCATTTAGTGAAGTAATATTACCACTGAAGTTACCAATGTTACCATTAAGAATGTTGTTTACATTTACATAATTAGCAACTGCAAAATTACCTAAATTAGCATTTAATGAAACAATGTTACCACTGAAGTTAGCAGTATTACCTTGTAAATCATTTGTTATACTTACATTGTTAGCATTAGCAATGTTACCTTGAACAACTATGTCATTGGCAAAGTTTGCAAAGTTAGCAGTAACTAGATTACCTAAATTAGCATTGGCTGCTTTTAAGTTACCAGTGAAATTAGCAACATTACCATTAAGTTGTGTAGCTATATTTACATAATTAGCTTCAGCAAGATTACCAAGATTAGCATTTAGAGCAGTTAAATTACCACTGAAATTAGCAATATTGCCAGCAAGAATATTTGATACATTTAAGTTACCTGTTACATTTGCTGTACCGGTAACTTGTAGAGTGTTTGTAGAGGCAGTAAATTGAAAGTTAGCACTGGCACCAAAGTTACCATCATCATAATACTGTATATATCCATTTGCACCCGCTGGGTTTGACATGTCCCACGGCGCACCATTGCTATAATATAGATTATCGGTTAAAACACCCCAATTTGCATTAGCATTTGATATGTTTAAGTTACCGTTAAAGTTAGCAAAGTTAGCAATTAAGTTACCATTTGCGGTAATATTGCTGGAAGTAATATCACCATTTGCTAAAATGATGTTTTGTTGCGGATTGTCTCCAACTGAGAAACCGCCTATCGAATTGAGTGCTCTAAGTGCCATAAAATATCCCCTTTGTATTATTTATCATTTACCCATTAAATCTCGGCATATTGCGTGATTAACATATTAAAATTGCAAGCTGCTGCTGATAGTGGAGTCACTCTCAGCACCAAACTTGGTGGACTATATATGTTCCCTGCATCGAATGCCACATTGAAACTACCTATTCCCCCGTTTATTTCTAAACCTGAATATTTGTTATATTCTACTAGACTACCTAAAATAGTAGATGCAATTTTTACTGTTGTTCTTGTGTTAGCTGTGATATTAGTAGATACTATTGTGAATTCTACAGCAGATACTTGTGAAGCAGGAACCGACCATATTGTTTGATTGGCGCTGGTACTAGTTGTGATAGCTTTGAATACTGAAGTAGTAGCAAATTGATTGATTCCAGCACCAACTGTGACACTATTTGCTACTAAATTGCCTGCTATATTTAATATTTTAGATGTATTATTCCAAGTAAATGAACTACTACCCCCAAATACTCCAGCATTATTATATTGAATTGCTGTGTTAGGACCTACAGGAGAACCACCACCTCCTCCGCCTCCACCATTGACCCAAGATAGATTTCCTTGTCCGTCTGTACTTAGTACTTGACCATTGAATCCACCTAGTATATGTATATAACTAGCATCACCAAAGTTTATATTTGCACTATTAAATTCTATAGTATTTGCATTAGCCACAAACAAGTTGGCTGCGGAAAAAGCTATATTTCCACCTACAGTAACATTGGTAGTGATGAATAAATTACCACCACTTATTCTATTGCTAGAATTTAGATTACCTGCTGTGGCAGTACCAGCTACTTCAAGTGATACTAAATTACCAACGCTGGTTATATTTGGTTGTGCATTGCTAGTCACATGTGCTGCTATAGGAACACTACCAACTAAATTAGCTGCGGTTATATTTGAAAGATTAGCACCATTGCCTGCAAAACTATTTGCCACAACAGAACCAGTGACATTTAAGTTTACTAATGTTCCTACACTTGTTATGTTTGGCTGCGAATTATTGATAACTGTGTTGGCTGTGTTGGCTATGCCATTGAAATTTCCTGTGTAATTAGGTGAGTAGATGTTGAGTACAGACAATACATTGGTATCTTGGTTGTATGTAAATCCAGCATCTCCTCCAAAAATTCCAGCATTATTAAACTGTACTTGAGTATTACTTCCACCTGGACTACCATTACCACCGCCACCTCCTGTAGGAGCAGTCCATGTCAATGCTCCTGCTCCATCTGTCTGTAGCACATAGCCGTTTAATCCACCTAGTATAGAAACATTAGATATATCGCCTAATGAACTCAATCCTGTGATATTAATATTCTGTGAAGTTAAAAAATTCGTTGTACTATTAAATGTCAAATTACCGCTTGAACCAAATGCACCATTGTTATTGAATAATATTTGAGTGTTACTACCAACTGGAACAAATGAGTTGCCGTTTGCATAGCGTAAGTTGTTTGTGATAACTGTGTTGGCTAGTACATAATCACTACTTACATTACCAACTACAACCCCACTACTATTAACGACCGGCACAGGGGGTATACCAACTGTGAATCCGCCTACGCTGTTAAAAGGTTCTGATGACATAAATATTCCATTATCTTATAATGTATTTATACAAAAACAAAAAAGGGCACTTACGTGCCCCTTAGTGTTTCTTCCCATCCCATTGAGATATTGTATTTATGCTAGTTTACGCTTTTTTACAGTTGTCTCCGTGCCATCTTGTATAGTTACTTGGGCCAACAGTTTTATCACAATGTTCGCATGTTTTTTGTAAATCAAGTCTGCGATTTGGATTATTTTCAGCAAATTCTTTTTTCATTCTTTCAGCAACTTTGTCTCCAAACCCTTTTGGTTTAGGTATACCTTTTTGCTTATCTGATCGTATTTGTTTTTGTTCTTCACTCATGGGTCCTTTAAGTTTACCTGTTGCTTTTAGTGACATTAATTTTTTAGTTTCTTCACTTCTCTTTTGTCCGGTAACTTTAGCAATTCGTTTTCTTTGTCCTTCTGCTTGTTTTATAGGATCTATCTTTCTAGTTTTGGCAGCTTTTATTAAATTTAATCTATGCTCATCAGTTATCTCTACTCCGCCCTTATTCCATGGTACAAGATTTTTAGATTTCATAACCTTAGAATGATTTATTGAATGCTCCATTCTATATGTTTCATATACTCTTGCTGTTATTTTTGTTTGGTATCGTTGTTGATACTTATTTTCTGCTTTCATTCCTTTAAGAGCATATAGCATCTTACTTCTATCATCACCCTCTGTCATCTTTACTAGTAGCCAATGACATATAAAATGTTCTCTAGCAGTTAATTCTACTAGATTATCTTTATCATTACTGCCACCCATTGATTGAGGTATAATATGGTGTAGTTCTGTATAGCCCTCAGTAATGCGTTTCTTAGCATTGGAAGTTATAGCAAAATAAGTTTTAGAGTATTTGTTTGTTAGCATAATAGTATTTATACAGAATATCACTTTTCAGTGATTTAAGATACAAAAAAGGGCACCTAAGTGCCCAATTTTGATTTTGAATTACATTCAATTTATCACTGAAAAGTGAAATTTTATTGGAATGTAAGGTTCTGAACAGCTATCTCTCCGACGTAGTCAGCGGCATTGCCGAAACTCGATGCGGTGTTAGTAAGCTCTATGTATCCATAACGAGTCATAAATGACACGACTGGTTCGAATGTTGATGGATCTAGAACAACACCACTGCTCATCAATGGAATGTATGGGCAATAGAATGCTGCTGCATCAGTTTCGCTTGAACCTTTATAACCAACCAATACTGGTTGTGTATCAGGTGCATAAGAGTTTACAAATACACGCATAGCGCCATTCAATGTACCAACGAACTTAGTGTTAGTTGGAGCTTCGAATGTACCTTCTGTTGTACGAGCAAACGCTGAAGTAGTTGCAGATTGCAATACTGTCAAACTTGCTGGAGATACAACAGCCCAGTTACCAGCACCACGACGGGTACGTTGTGCAATCAAGTTAGCAACACGGTTGATAAGAACAGCTAGTGCAGCATGTTCGTCACCAACGTATGTAGCTGTACCAGATACAGTAGCTTGGTTGTATGTGTACTCAGTTGTAGCTAGAGTAGCAAGTGACAATAGAATTTCTTGGTCGATTTCAGCAGTAATTTCTTGTGCTAATGCTGCCATGATTTCTGCTTCAACGTCAATACCATGTTGTGATTGTGCGTCTTGAGCAGCTTCAAATGTCCAACGTGCTTGTAACTTACGTGACTTAGCTTCAACAGCTTGACGTAGAATTTGCACACTGATTTGCTTACCACCGTTACCTTCAAGCGCAGCAGTATCGTTACCAGTATAGTAACTTGTGCTTGTATCAGCTTGAGGTGTACGTGAATACGCTTGAGCAATCAAGAATGGACTTAATGCTTCTTGGCCAGCTGTAACGCTAGTTTGTGCAGCACTGTTGTCTGTTAATGACTGAGCATAACGAACACGTAGAGTGTGAATCTGACCAACTGGTCCTGTCATTGGCTGAACGCCTACCAATTCGTTAGCGATAACGGTTGGCATGACACGACGGATAACTGGAAGAATCACACGGTTTAATGTAGCGATGTTACCAGCTGTTGTTGTACCTGCTGATGACTCAGCAAGTAATTGCTTTTTAGTGTTTTCTAAGATAACACTCATAGTTGACTTACGAGTTCCTTTTAGACCTTCTAACAGGGCTTCTTTGGTCTCGCTCCAACGTCCTTCTAATAATACTTTTGACATTTTATATCTCCTAAATTATGTCTATTTTAAAGCCCTGCCAGGCGTTTGATATCGATAACGTTATCACGTTGATCCATATCTACTTCTTGTTTAACGGCAGATTTATCACCAGTTACTTCTTGAACACTTTCACGGAGTACAGACTTGTTAGTCTTTTTCTCTGTTCCACTATTTAGAACTGCTGGTAGATACTTGTCGAAAGTGCTTTGTAACTTTGGTGTTTGTACACTTTCTAGTAAGTCCTTCATTACAGATGCTTTCTCTGCGTTTAATGGAGCAAGTAAATCACTCATCATTTTTTCACGCTGATTAGACTCTTTAATGATACGAACTTCACGTTCCTTAGATTCAATCAATTTTTTACTTTGATCGAGTACTGTCATGGATTCGGCTAATTGTTGGTCTTTCAATTGTAGAGCATTCATAAGTTTACGTGTTTCAGCTTTGTCATTTAGATGAGTAACTGAGAACTCGCTTGCAAAACTTTCAAATATTCTACGTCCAAAATTGTTCTCACGAGCAACTTTGATATCTTCCTTCAATTGTCCTAATTCACCCTTTAGATGTTTAGTAACAGATTCGTTTAATCTCTTAGCAGATTCAGACACAAAACGTGCTTTCAATCTTTCTAATTGTTGACGACCTTCAGCAACTAACTTGACCTTTGCTTCTACAACGGCTTGTTTGTCTTGTGTGAATTCTTTGATTTCACGTGCCAATGCATGAACAATAAATTGCTCAAGTTTAGCTTGACTTTCCATTTGTATTTTGCGTTCACTACGTAATTCTTTGATTTCTTCGGCTAGTTTAGTAACCATGAAATTATTGAATTTAACTGCGCTTTCACGCAATTGTTGTTTAGCTTGAACACGGTCTTCATTCATTGCTTGTCTCTCAGTTTGAAATTCGGAAATTTCTTCTGATAGACTTTCTGTAACCATTTTATCTAGGGCTTCTACCATAACGATTCTGTCATGTTCATAACGTTGTGCGAATTCTTCACGTAATTCAACACGTACTTGCTCACGTGCCTCTTGTAACTTAGATTCCCATGCTTCATTAAGAGCCTGGCCTACATCTTCGTTAATAAGTCCACTTTCAAGTAATGGCTTGATAGCATCAAACATGCTGTTTCCCCTTTATTTAATTTTGAGATCATTGATGAGGCGCATTACTTCCTCTTTCAAGTATTTCTCTACTTTCTTGTTGCCATTTGCATCTTTTGCAATATCCAACAATTTATGACCATGACGCATATTCATCATACCTTCATAGATTGCTTTTGGATACGCATTAGGAGCACTTGGTTGTGCAACAATGTCCACTGTGACTATTTCAAAGTCACTTACTTTGCCGCTCATGTCGTCCACGTTACCGCTACCACGACTTGATACGCCGAGTTTCACACCACTCTCCAACATAGTAGCAACTAGTTGCCCCATTGGAGTTGGTAAAATCTTTAATTTGCCGAACCCATTAGCACCGTCCATCCACATAGTAGTAATCATATGTGATACACGATCTAGATTGATTTTCAAGTCATCTGGGTGATCTACTTCACCTAATACAGAATGACCTTCTGTAATCTGTTCGTTCAATGTTTGTACAGCAGATTCGATTTCAGAAACGGGGTAGACACGCTCATTGGCGTTTTTTACCCCACCCTGAATGAAGATACCTTTCATATAAAGGTTCTTCTTATCGCCTTCACTTACACTTTCGACCACCATGCTGGCACGGTCAAAAGTTAAGTGTTCCTTGAGATACAAAGCCATTGCTCCAAGATTCCTTTTATACTTTACGCTTTACTGGCTTGCGTGATTCAATAACGCTCTTTGTGTTAGAACCATTGTCACCTGCTTTTGGCTTTGGTGCAGCTTCTAAGTCAGCATTGTTTTGTGCAGGAGCATTTTTCCAGTTGTTAGCGTCTTTTACTTGTGTCTCGCCTTTTGAGTAGAAGTTGCTAGGTCCTTTAGGACTTGTAGGAACTGTCTCACTAGCGCCACTGAACTTTACTGGACGACTGTCCATTCCAGCTTGTCCACTGTTTTGTAAACTTGTGCTTTTTGTGTTTTGACCATTGTCACCGTGAGTTACAGAAACTTTCTTTAATGTGATAGCTTCCATCATAGCTTCTTCGTCATCAGCCGCTGCCATTTCATCATCAGCAGCACCCATCTCATCGTCAGCGGCACCCATTTCGTCATCAGCCATTTCGTCATCATGGCCCATGATCTGCTCAAACTCAGCCATTAATTGGTCTAACTTATCTTCGATGCTTACTAGACGATCTTCTTCACCTTCTTCATCGTGATCCATATCATCAGAATCAATATCAATGATATCTTCATCACCGTCATCATCAAAGTCGATTTCATCTTCTTCTTCTTCGGTCATGCCTTCTTCTTCAGCACTGATTTCGTCCATCATCTGACCTACTTGACCGCCTGGATTCATACCTTCATCCATTTCATCGTTCATTATATCTTCATAGATTTCGCGGCTTTTTTCAACTACGATATCATGGAATAATGCACGGGCTTGTTCTTCGTTCTCATTGATAATTAAATCAATTAGTTGTTCAAATTTTTTGTTATCCATTGTATGTTTCTCCTAAGTAATGGCTTTGTAGAATTATTTAGTGAGTATTCACCAAACATACTCAATAAGCACGTATTTTTTACGTTTTAAGGAGAAATATAGATATTTTACATTGCTGGTGCAGCAGCGTCTGGTTTTACACCATATTGTTCATGCACTTTTTTGATATACTTTGCTTTTTCAAAATTCCTAACATCCATCATTTTTCTAAGTTTGCGTATCTGTCTTAGTGTTAGTTTTGTCTTACGACTTTCTTTCCACTTTGGTTTGCTGTTGTCCGCACTGGTGTCTTGATAACCTTCTACGGCGGGATTAAACATTTCCATAAGTCTCATAGATTAGTATTTATCTTACATTGCATTACCAGTAGGCGCTGGCATACCACCAGGGGTATTACCTGCATCAGCTACTGCACCTGCTACTTCTGGTCCAGCTTCTTGGCCTTCTTCTGGTTGATTTTCAATACCATCTGCTGTTTCTAAGTCACTATCAATATCACCGGCACTAATGCCAATATTACGAAGGTCGCTACTTTCAGGTTCAAGATCAGCATCTTTACCATTTTCTTCACGCCACATCTTCTCATTCTTATTGATTTCTTCTTCACTCAATCCTAAGAATCGTTCTAATGCAAAACGCTTACTCATATACGGAAACGCTTCCATTGCTTGGAATGTAGCAACACGGGCTGTATCTAATTCACTTTGGCGATATGCAGCAAAGTTTTGTGGTGGATTAAATTCTAATGTGAATAGTCCACTATCAATATTGAACCCTCTCCAACGTAAGAATAACTTGAATTCTTCATCTAACTTGTGACTGATGTACTTCTGTAATCGTTCGCAATATTGATTGAAACGAAACTCTTGAATCATAGCTGTACCAACACGACCATCACTTAACGGGGTAGTATTATCATCGGGTCCAGTTGGTAAGTAACTACTTGGAACACGTAAGCCACGTGCTAATCTGTTGTTAAAATACTTTAAGTCATCAATTTCACCAAGATTTTGTCCACCGGGTAATACTTCAACACTACTACCTCGACCATCTGCTGTGACTGGGAAAAAGTAATCTTCGTTCATGCTCAATGGATTGTATGTAGCATCAACAATAGCTGAACCACCATGTACCGATGGGATGCGTCTTTGATGTATCTCATTCTTGATACGTTCAACGAAAGCCATAGCTAAATGACTTGGCATATTACCAACGTCAATCTTAAACATTCTACGTTCCGGAGCACGTTGCACACGATAGATAAGAACCGCATCTTCTAATAGTTCTTTCTGCTTATATACTTTGAAAATGTTCTCTAATATACTTTGTCCAAACGGCCAAAATCTATCTAGTCCTTCAGTCAGACTCAAGTGAACAATGTGTTTAGAATCAATCGCACTTTCACTCTGTCCTAATGTGAAACGACTACCAGTTGTATTGTAGGGCATACTAGGTACTGTATACCCGCCACCTGCACCGCCGCCACCTGTGCCTCCCATACCAGTTGCTGGATTAGCAGCAAAGTCTGTGTTAGTCTTAGTAGCTACAGTAAGATTCTGTAAGTTAATGTTGATATCTTTGATGACATACTGTTCTGGCTTCTTACCTTCACTTTCATTAACAATAACTTTAATAACTTTTGTGTTATCAATCCAATATAGTTTGAAGTTCTCAGGGTCTCTTACGAATACTTGATCTCCATACTTGATTGTATTACGAAAAATTTTGAATGTTCTTGTTCCAAATTCGTTTAGTTTACACCATTGTTGTAGTTGTGTCTTGAGTAATTCTACTTCGTGAGGAGTTGGATCATCAGTAAATGCTAAGTTGAATGGTGTATCGTTATGTTCGTTCTTCTGTGTACTGAATTCACTAATGATATCTAAACATGCGTTAATTTCAGCATCTACATCCATCATTTCATACTGATTATATCGTTCAATACGATTTGGGTGACCTGTATAGACTTCTGGAAGTCTACTCATGTAGTTTTTATAACCCATCTCTGTGTTATTCCAACCACCTGTTTCAGAACCATTTTGTCCTGGGCTGCCGTTCCATGCACCGGTGTTGCTATTGCCGCCACCTATTGGGCTGGAAATACCACTTTTATTCGTAAAACGTTTTTTATAGGTCATAATATTATCTAGTATTTAGTGTTAGACCTGAGAATACTTTAATATTTTGTCGGTGTATTTGTTGTTAGTATCCATTTTATCAATGAGATCATCAAATTTTTCTTCCATCATTGTGTATAAATCCATTAAAATAGTAGAACCTTTGTCATTTGCGGGTGTAGTACTATCTGCAACTACCGAAGATAATGCGCCTTTTGTAGCTGCACCGTCTTTTTGCGCTTTGTCTATTGCTATTTTATCTCCAGGGTTTGGTAGTGGAACTACTGCTTCTCTGCCGTGCAGTTCTACTGGATATCCCCCAGGTGGTCCATTAAATATACCACCTGTTTTGGCCATAAGAGTTCCGCCTTCATTTCTAGCAGCACTAAAATGCATTGCATCTTTTTTAGATTGCCAATCACCGCCCCATCCTAATCCAAGATTACCTGCTATTATTCCAATATTCTCAGGCAGATCGGTTATTAATCTACTTGACATTGGATTAGTAGAAGGATTAATATCAAGTGCAGCACCCTTAGCATGTGCGCTTTTAACTCCAGGTTGTCCAGTTACATCTCTATCATTATATCCACCTAAACTATTAATTTTATAGCCTGCCATATCTAGATGATTGATTAAATTTTGAAAATTGTCTGCAACTGCTTCATTTACTTGTGTAGATGGTCCACTTCTACTTGAGATTGATTTTAATTTTGGTTTTGAACTACCTCCCCCTGAAGGGTCACCGGCTCCCATAGCTGCTGCACCACCTCCACTTGCTGCATTACCACTACCGTTTGGTGCAGCAGCTGCCGCTGTTAAAGTTGTTTTTCTAGCTTCTAATGATTTTAAGTCTTTTTGATATGATGCACTGTTTCTTCCACTGGAAGTTTTACTAACTGCTTCTTCAGCTATACTTCTTTTAAGATATGCAGCTTTTTTTTCTTCCACAGCTTGCATTTGTTGTGCTTGAATTTCTTTTCTTTTATTATAATCTTTTTCACTCCTAAAAGCTATGTTTAATTGAGTTATGGCTTTTTCTCTATCATCATATTCTTTTTTAGCTAATTTTAAATTATCTTCAGCTATTTTCTTAGCTTCTTCTGGATTCTTTAACAAATCATTAAGAGTTTTTATTTTTGAATTAACTGACGCAAGTTCTTCGGCATCTTGTTGTTTTCTGTTTTTCCCAGTAAAAAACTCTTTTGTAGAATATCCCAAATCTTCCATAGAGCCAGATGGATTACCTATAAACTTCTTAACATAATTTCCAAAATTTTCAACATATTCAAAGAATTTCATTATTGGACCTGACAATGATTCTGGTAATTTTTTAATCATTTCTTTCATAATGTTTGGAACCTCTGTTGATAATCCCATGACATTGTGTTCAAATGCTATTTGTGTTTCTTTAGCTTTTTGAGCAGCGTCTGCTTGAGCCTTCGTAAATGGATCTGTAACTTGTCTTTGTTTGTCTAAAAATGCAGCAGCATCAAATGGTTTTCCGGCAGCTTTTGCTTCAGCTTCTGCTTTTCTTAAACCTTCAATTTGCTGTTGGTATTTTTGTCTGTCAGCATAATTGTCTATTGTATATCCAGCAACTTCTCCTATTTTATTAACTAAAAATGCATTTCCTTTATCTGTTTTTTCTAACCCTTGAGCAACCAGCATCTGCATTTTTACTTGGTCTTTTCCACCACTATCTATATACCTTAACAATGCCTCTTGATTTTTCATCATTGCCACTTGACTTGAATCAAGAGCAGCACCTGACTCTCTTTTTGCCAAAGCTGCTGCAAATTCCGGCATAGTTGCCCTCAATCCGCCGGCAAGTTCTTCAACAACTCCTAATTTTTCAGCTCTTTTAGTGTCCCCACGTTGCATTGCAATATTTTTAGCTGCACTTACTTGTGCCATTGCTCTTATCGCATCTCTACCCTTTTCTTGATCTTTTCTAGATTGTCCGGTCAGTGCTGCAACTCTATCTAGTTCACGTATATAGTTAGCAGTACCTATTTTTAGATCGGTAGCAGATTTGTTTTGCAATGTTCCAAGCGAACGCTGTTGCTCCATATACTTTAGGGTATGCTCTGCCATTTCCTCATTGGTTAAACCCATCTGACGGAATACATCTCCGAGGCCAGATTTAATAACTGATCCGGCTACATCTGTGAATTTTTGTACCCCTTCTACCGCAGAACTAGCGAATGTAGCTAAACTTGCGCTACCCTCTACTAAAATTTTATTAAATTTACCAAAGTCTTTTACAGACATGGAAACTTGACCAAGTTGTTTCCACAATGTAGTCATACCACCTGCGCTAGTTAATGATGCTGATGAAAGTTGAGTAAAATCTTTATATAATTGATCATAAATTGCTGCTTGCTTCTTTTGAAGTTCAGCATCTCGCTTCATTTTAGTAGCTTGTGCTTGCTTTTCATATCCTTCATACGCTACCACAGCACCTACCAATAACATTATTACGCCAACTAGTATACCAATTGGGCCGCCTAATATAATCATCTGTAGTGCAGTCTTTGCAGCTTCTGCACCTAAACTAACCATACTAGAACCAGTGGCTTCTAATGCACCAGCTAGTGCATTCATCTCAGCAGACACTTGTGCAGCAGCGGCTGCATTAGCTCCTGCACCATCAAGTATAGCATCTTGATATGCTATTGTTCCTTCATATGCACCTTTGATGCCTGCAACAAACATATCAAAAGTTGATTTGATTGCTAATTTACCTAAATCCATTCCAAATTTTCCAACATTTCCAGTCATTGATTGAACAACGCTATCATGCTGTTTGAGTATTGCAATCTCGGCCCGTTGGGCCATAGTTAAATCACTAGTTTCCTTAACTAATTTACCAGTTGCATCGTAATGTCTGCCAGTTGATGCATAGGCTTTAGTCATTGCCGCTTCGTTTTTTAAATCATTTTTATACTTTTCTTTTGCAGCTTGACTTAAATTTTTATATCCTTCAGCATTTTCTTCTAGTACCTTGTTTAATTCTTTTTCGGCTGCTTGCCGAGCCTTCATGTCAGTTTCTCTAGACTTTTCAATTTTTGATAAAGTTTTACCGCCTTCTATATAGGTTCTTATACTAATACCTAAATCATCAAAGTTTTTCCTAATTCTAGCTGAATAAGCATATTGTTCTCTTTGATCTGTCTCATCTAATGCTTTTTTTCTTTTTTGTTGTGCAATACTCTCTTGGATTTGTGCTGCATCCATTTGAGTAGCATCGGTGTGTGCCCTAGTAGTTTCCGTGGAACGCTCTACCCCTTCGGTCATTCCTTCGAAAGCCCTAGTCAGTCTTTCCAATCTGTCAAACAGTTCTTGTTCGTTCATTCTTTATTTTTCCAATATATTGCAACTACTAAATAGTTTACTTGTATTTAGTGTTTATAAAAATACATATTTTTTGGAGAATTATTAATGAACAACCCCCTAAGACAGTATTTTCGCAGACCTGCATTGTATCTTACATTACCTAGTAAAGGACAATATTATCCTGAGGGAACCATTGATATGCCTGAAAATGGTGAACTTCCTGTTTACCCCATGACTGCTATTGATGAAATTACTAGTAAAACTCCAGACGCATTATTTAACGGTAGTGCAGTTGTTGATATTATAAAAAGCTGTATCCCTGCAATCAAAGACCCATGGAAAATGCCAAA